CCTGGGGTAGTTGGTGGAGTTTTACACTTTGCCATTCTGTTACCGTCCTTATCTTTGTTTACCCCAGTATGGGGCATAAAGTAGATTCATGCAATACCGATTTACACAAACTATTTTACACTCCCGAGAGCCAATTTTCAGGAGGTGTTCATTATGACGGATGAACAGAAACAACAGATTACTACTATGCGCCGAGACGGAGCAGGGTATGGGAAGATAGCAGTGATACTCGGTATTTCTATCAATACAGTGAAATCTTTCTGCAGACGGCACAACCTGGTTACCAAGAAGACAACATCAGTCTGTGAGCAATGTGGAAAGCCCATTGAACAGAATCCGGGACGCAAGCGGAAACGATTCTGCTGCGATGCCTGTCGTAACAAATGGTGGAACGCTCATCCCGAGCTGGTGAAGCGGAAGGCGGTCTATACATTCACTTGCCTAAATTGCGGCAAAAAGTTCAGTGTCTATGGCAACAGCCATCGGAAGTTCTGCTCCCATGCCTGCTATGTCGAGTATCGCTTCAGAGATGGTCGCCATGGATAAAAGGTTATTTCGTAATGAAGCAACCTTCCAGGTGACGATGTATCTGGCGAGAGTGATGCTGGCAGAAAAACTTATCACCGAGAAGGAGTACCAGACTTTCGAGCAGGAGATGCTCCATAAATATCAGCCCTTTTCTGGCGATTTATATACTTGCTAATTGGTTAAAAAAGAGGGATATATAGTGTTGAAAGGAGCTGATTCTATGCGGACTATCCGTAAAATCGAACAAAAAATATCCGGACTGAAACAACGAAAGAAAGTCGCAGCCTATGCCCGCGTTTCCATGGAATCGGAGCGGATGCACCATTCCCTTTCGGCGCAGGTCAGCTATTACAGCAGCCTCATCCAGAAGAACCCGGACTGGGAATACGCCGGGGTCTATGCCGACTACGGCATCTCCGGGACGGGGATGAAGAAGCGGCAGGAATTCCAGCGGATGCTGGAAGATACCGAGGCCGGGACGATTGACATTATCCTGACCAAGTCCATCCAGCGTTTCGCCCGCAATACCGTAGACCTTCTGCGTACCGTCCGGCACTTGAAAGAGCTGGGCATCGAAGTCTGGTTTGAAAAAGAGAATATCCATACCATGAGCGGTGACGGCGAGCTGATGATGACCATTCTGGCCTCCTTCGCCCAGGAAGAGAGCCGCTCCATCAGTGAAAATGTCCGGTGGCGCATCAAGAAACAGTTTGAGCAGGGAAACCCCAACGGCCGGTTCCGTGTCTACGGGTACCGCTGGGAAGGAGATAACCTGGTGGTAGTCCCTGAGGAAGCGGCTGTTGTCAGACGCATCTTCCAGAATTTCCTTGATGGCAAATCCCGGCTTGAAACAGAACGGGAATTTGCTGCCGAAGGCATCACGACCCGGAATGGCTACCGCTGGATGGATTCCAACATCAAGGTCGTCCTGACCAATGTTACCTATACTGGCAATATGCTTTTCCAGAAAGAATATGTGACGGATCCAATCCTCAAGAAGCGGAAGAAGAACCGGGGCGAACTTCCAAAATATTACGTTGAAAATACGCACGAACCAATCATCGACAAGGAAACCTTTGATTACGTGCAGCAGGAGATGGCTCGGCGGAAGGAGCTGGGGGCGCTTGCCAATAAGTCCTTGAATACGACCTGCTTCACGGGGAAAATCAAATGTGGCATCTGCGGCAGAAGCTATATGCACAATCTCCACACAGACCGGGGATTTGAAGAATTCTGGGATTGCGGCTCTCACAAGCTGAAAGGCCGGAACTGCGGCGCAAAAGGCAGTATCCCGCAGGCAGTCCTCGTGAAGGAGTGTGCGGAAGTCCTGGGCCTGGATGATTTCGATGAGCAGGCGTTCCTTGACCAGGTCGAAAAGATAGTAGTGCCAGAATACCACGTGATGGTTTTCTGTATGAAAAACGGACAGAAACTTATCAGGCACTGGGTATCGACGGCAAAGAAGGATTGCTGGACTGAGGAATATAAGAATCGTCAGAGGGCATGGATGAAAAACTACATGGCCAATGGCAAGGGAACCCGGTTCTCTGCCTTTACGACTCGGGTACGCTGTGCTGTATGCGGCCACGCCTTCCGGCGATGCAAGCAAAGAAAGAAACAGGGCATCTCTGTTCACTGGCGCTGCGGCCAGGGCGGCAAGTGCAGCTCTCTCAGCGTCCGCGAGGAAGACCTGATGAAGATTGCTGCTGATGCCATGGGGCTGGAAGCTTTTGATGGCGACCGTTTCCGGGAAGAAATCGACTTTATGGAAGCCGGGGCAGAAGACCGGATCATCATCCATTTCAAGGATGGCAGGATACAGACTGTGCCATGGACGAAACCGAAGAAACAAGGAACCCGCCATACGGAAACTTATAAAGAATACATGAGCCAGCTGGGGAAGAAAGGATGGACTCCAGAGAGGAAGCAAAGGATGAGTGAACAGATGAAGGCCCTGCGAAAGGAGCGTGGTGAAAATTGGCAAAGACAGTAAGAGCCATTCCGGCTACCATCAGCCGTTATACGGCGGCCCCGATTAACAGCCGAAAGAAGCGGAGAGTAGCTGGCTATGCCCGGGTTTCCACGGATCATGATGACCAGGTTACCAGCTATGCCGCACAGGTGGACTATTACACGAATTACATCAAGGAGAGGAATGACTGGGAATTCGTCGGCATCTACACCGATGAAGGCATCTCGGCGACCAACACGCGTCACCGCAATGGTTTCAAGCGGATGGTCAGGGATGCCATGGATGGGAAAATCGACCTCATCGTCACAAAATCAGTCAGCCGCTTTGCCAGAAATACCGTAGACAGCCTGACAACGGTACGCAAGCTCAAGGATAAGGGCATCGAGATTTATTTCGAGAAGGAAAACATCTGGACGCTCGATGCCAAGGGCGAACTACTCATCACCATCATGAGCAGCCTGGCACAGGAAGAAAGCCGGAGCATTTCGGAAAACGTCACCTGGGGCCATCGGAAGCGGTTCGCTGATGGCAAGGTGAGTGTTCCCTACAGGCATTTTCTGGGCTATGACAAAGGGCCGGATGGGAATCTGGCCGTCAACAGGGAACAGGCCAGGACGGTGAAACTGATTTACCGTTTGTTCCTGGACGGGTATACCTTCCACTCCATTGCCAGGGAGCTGACTGCCAGAGGGCTGGAAACCCCGGCGAAAAAGAAACGCTGGTATCCGCGGACGGTAGAGAGCATCCTGACGAATGAGAAATACAAGGGCGATGCCCTGTTGCAGAAGCGGTTCACCGTCAACTTCCTGACCAAAGAAACGAAAGCGAATGAAGGGGAAGTGCCGCAGTACTATGTGGAAAATAACCACGAAGCCATCATCAGCCCGCAGGTCTTCGACTGGGTGCAGGAAGAAATCAACAGGCGGCGTAAAGGCAGGGGACGTTACAGCGGCGTATCCATCTTCTCCAGCAAAATCAAGTGCGGCCAGTGCGGAGGCTGGTACGGGGCCAAGGTATGGCATTCGACCGACAAGTACCGCAGGACCATCTACCGATGCAACGATAAGTTCAAGAGCCATTGCAAGACACCACATCTGACAGAGGATGATATCAAGGAAGCCTTCGTCCGGGCCGCCAACCGGCTCATCGAAAACAAAGCGGACGTACTTGACAGCATCACCCTGCTGAAGGAACGGCTCACTGACACAGAAGCCTTGGAAGAGGAGCGGGACAGGCTTAGCACAGATTTGAACCTGCTGGCCGACAAGGTACAGCAGCTCATAGCCGAAAACGCCAGAGTCGCGCAGAACCAGGATGATTATGACCAGAATTACAATGAACTGGTCAGTCGGTATGAAGCGGCGAAGACGCAGTACGACAAGACCTGTGAAGCCATCCAGTATCGCAAGGCCCGGAGCCGTCAGATGGACAGCTTCATCAAGGAGCTTTGGGATCAGGATCTCATCAAGGAGTTCGATGCTAGGCTGTGGGGCAGCCTGGTGGATTTCATCACAGTGTACAGCAAAGATGATATCCGGGTGACCTTCAAGGACGGGACGGAAATCAGAGCATAAAAAAGACTATCGGTCATAAACAGGAGGTTTAACCTGATTATGGCCGATTTTTCGTGTTGTTTTCTAGCCTATGATATAATAATTGTAAGAACAGCCGATAAATGGAGGACACGGAAAATGGACTTATACGAAGAAGCAGTGGTAAAAAAATACATAACGCTGGTAGAGGCATTGAAATGTTTACCAGGGGTTATGCCCAACAAATCAAAAAAATTAATTGACGATGCCCTGGAAATAAGCTATGTACCCGGTTCTATGGAGATATCAGATTTAGGTTATCGTGTTGGTGAAACGAAATTATCACAAGAGGAATACAAAGCTATTCATATAGAGGTGCAGTCTTTTTATGGAACTACGATAAGAATAAGCCCCCAAGGAGCTAAAGTCCTTATGAAACTATATCGAAACGGAGATTTAGTCATGCATAAGGGAAAAAGTATAACTGAATCAACCGAGCTGCAGGCGTACATCGATAAAGAAAGTGCCTTTAAAAAAGAAGCTGACAGAATTAGACGGGAAGATGAACGAAAAAAATATCTTATTGAAAACCCTGATAAAATCAAAGAAGCTGATTTTTCATATTCTTTGTTAGACAGTGTGTTTTATCGTAGATTCGGTGTATTTCGTGGATATAAAATGATGATTCTTGATGGTATTGAAGTTGAAAAGTCTGTTTTTGTTTATCAGAGCAATTCGGGGAAAACACACGATTCAGAAGTAACATTTAGTTGGACGGATTCAAAAGGAGAGCCTCATAGATTATGTAAACCTAGTCTCTATAGTGAGAATAGAAGAAACGATGCTAACCGGAATTGGGGCCTACCAGAATAGCCTTAAATAGCGATTTTGCAAAGAATAGGAATAATCAAAAGCCGTGAACTTATGAGTAAATATTATCATGAGTTCACGTTTTTTATGTGCCGATTTAAATAATGTTTTCTATGCACACGGGGGTGTTCAAAATCCCTGCTATCGTTCGATTGTATCAAATACAGACACCTTTGAGATCCGGCCTGCGGCAGTGGCAGCTTGCTCATCCGGGCAGTGGCTGCGGCCCCATTCCGGCTGATGGGCTATGGACAGGAGTATGAAACGACTACGGCCGGCCTGGCCAAAATGAACGCCGTGCTCCACAGAAGAGCGGAACTGATCATCAAGAGTGGCAGTACATTCTCCAATCCGCAATATCTGGATTCCAACGATAATTCCCAGTTGAGACGGTTTGATTACATCGTGGCCAATCCTCCTTTTTCGTCCAAGAACTGGACCAGCGGCATTGCCGGGAAGGAATATGGGCGGTTCGATGGATACGGGGCCGTGCCGCCGGAAAAGAACGGGGACTATGCCTGGCTGCTGCACATTCTAAAATCGCTGAAGGCCACCGGCAAGGCCGCCGTGATTCTGCCCCATGGGGTGCTGTTCCGGGGCAATGCGGAAGCCACCATCCGCGAATCCATCATCAAGCGGCACTATATTAAGGGCATCATCGGGCTGCCGGCCAACCTGTTCTATGGAACGGGCATTGCGGCCTGCGTGATTGTCATCGACAAGGAAGATGCGGAGGAACGCAAGGGCATCTTCATGATCGATGCCAGCCAGGGCTTTGTCAAAGATGGGAATAAGAACCGGCTGCGGGAAGAAGACCTTTATAAGATCGTCACCACTTTCAACAACCAGATTACCGACGACCCCAAGTATGCCCGGATGGTGCCTTATGAAGAAATCGAAGATAAGAACGGGTACAACCTGAACCTGACCCGGTACATCGATTCTTCCGAACCGGAAGACCTGCAGGACATCAACGCCCATCTGCACGGGGGATTGCCGGTGGCCGACGTGGACCGGCTGGAAAAATACTGGAACGTGTTCCCCTCTTTGAAAGCAGAGCTGTTCGAACCGCTGCGCGCAGGGTATTACCGGCTGAAGGTGTCCCACGATAGCCTGCGGGATACCATTTATCAGAACCAGGAATTTACGGACTATGGGAGGAAACTCCAGCAGGCATTCCAGACCTGGCAGGAAAAAGAAACGCCGGTGCTTTCGACGCTGACGGCCAACACTTCTCCCCAGGAACTGCTGAAGACCCTTTACACAGATCTGCTGGCTCAGTTCGAACCGCTTCCCCTGCTGGATCAATACGATGTGTACCAGGTGCTGCTGGCCTATTGGAACGAAGTCATGAACGACGACGTGTCGCTGATTATCCATGATCCGGCCAGGTACGACAACGCCAAAGCAATCGACAATATAGAGAAACTGGTGAGTAGCAAGAAGAAAACCGAAACGAAAATCGTAGGCTGGGAAGGCCGACTGATTCCCAAAGACCTGATTCGGGATACGTTTTTTACCCAAGAGCAGCAGGAAATCGCCGGCCTGGAGGAAAAAGCTGAAGCAGCCGAAGCAGAGCGGGATACCCTCGTGGAAGAGGCCCCGGAAGAGTCTGCTTTGGCGGAGCTGGCCAAAGAAGGGGCTCTGAAAGCAGCGGCTTTGAAACTGAAAATCAAAGAGCTGGAAAAGGCCAGCCAGGAAGACGATGCGCAGGAACTGGAACCACTGAAAAAGGCTTTGGAGCTGACCACTGCCATCCAGGAAGAACGGAAAAAGGTGAGAAAACTGACCGGCGAGCTGGAGCAGAAATGCCATGAGCAATATGCCAAACTGACCCGGGAAGAAATCCTGGACCTGCTAATCGGTAAAAAGTGGATGGCCAGCCTGGAAAAGGGCATCCATGACCTGTACGCCGGGATTTCCCATGCCCTGACGAACCGGATCGTGGAACTGGCGGACCGGTATGGAACGCCCCTGCCGGAACTGGAAAAAGAAGCGGACGAGCTGGAAAACAGCGTCAAATCGCATCTGGAAGGGATGGGATTTGTATGGTGACGAAGTACAAGCAAACAGAAATAGGGACTATACCTGACGACTGGGATGTCAAAGTGTTGGGAGAACTCGCATCACCTAAAGCAAGAATCGGCTGGCAAAACCTAAGAAAAGATGAGTATCTGGATTCAGGTTCTTATATGTTGATTACAGGAACTGATTTCGAAAATGGCAGGATTCATTATGAAACCTGTAAGTATGTTTCAAAAGCAAGATATGAACAGGATGAGAATATCCAGGTTAAAAATGGTGATGTCCTAATTACAAAAGATGGCACGTTGGGAAAGATTGCTATGGTGCAGAATCTTCATATGCCGGCAACCCTAAACGCAGGTGTTTTCGTCCTTACTCATCTTTCAGATGCCGTAAATAATGGCTTTCTGTATCAGTATTTACGCACTGAAAGGTTGATGAAGTACGCAGAAAAAACGTCAACAGGGGGGACCATCCAACATTTGAATCAAGGTGTCCTTGTTAATTTTCCCGTACCCATTCCACCTATGGAAGAACAGAGACGCATTGCCCAATCTCTTTCCGACATGGATGCTCTCATTGCCCAATCGGAACAGGTAGTCGAAAAATACCAGGCCCTGAAGCAGACTTGTCTGCAGCACATGTTCCCCCGCCAGGGGCAGACGGAGCCGGATATGCGCCTGCCGGGATTTACGGGCGCTTGGGAACAGCGTAAGCTGGGTGATATTGTTCGTGTAAAAGGCCGAATTGGATTTCGTGGATATACTCAAAAGGATATCATAACAAGGGAAAAAGGAGGGATTCTTACATTCAGTCCGACTAATATTGTAGATAACCAACTTACATTAAAGGTTCGTAATACGTATATTACCCAAGAGAAGTATGATGAATCACCGGAGATTCAAGTCAAGAATGGTGACATTCTCTTCGTTAAAACGGGGTCCACTCTTGGTAAAAGCGCATTGGTTTCGAGACTTTTAGAGCCTGCCTCAATAAATCCTCAGATTGTAGTGATAAGATCGGATCAGAAAATACAATATTTTCTATTTTCACAATTAATATCAGAGAGCATACAAAAACAAGTTTTTATCGCAAAAATTGGTGGAGCTGTTCCTACAATGACAGAAGCAAAAATTAAGGATTTTGATATCTTCATTCCCAATAATTTTAAGGAAAGTGAACAAATAGGAAAATTCTTTGCTGACATCGATTACATTATTACCCTTCATCAGCGTAAGTGTAAAAAGCTGAAACTGATGAAGCAGGGCATGATGGAAGAACTCCTGACCGGCAAGGTCAGATTGGTATAAAGGGGGCCTGATGCGATGAGCGTGGGCGGTTCGGAACGAAAGACCCAGGATCGGGTAATCCAGTTCTTTACCCAACCGAAGGGACTGGGGTACCGGTATCTGGGCAATTTGAAGGAAGTTGCCAATAAAAACATCAAAGAGGAAATCTTGCACCAGTACCTGCAGCGCAGGGGGTATTCGGACAAACTGATCAGCGGGGCCATTGCCCAGCTGCAGCAGGCGGCAGGGAACCTGAACCAGGGGTTGTATGCGGCCAACAAAAACGTATATTCCCTGTTGAAATATGGGGCTAAGGTCAGCGAAAGCCCGGAACAGCCGCCGAAGACGGTGTATTTCATCGACCAGGAAAACCCTCTGGCCAATGATTTTGCCCTTGCGGAAGAAGTCACGGTGGTGGAAAAGGCAGAAAAACGGCCGGATTTGGTGATTTACGTGAATGGCATCGCCCTGGCGGTCATCGAGCTGAAAAAGAGCTCTGTGAGCGTGGGCGACGGCATCCGCCAGAACCTGACCAATCAGAAAGATGGGTTCATCCAGGGCTTCTTCACCACCATGCAGTTCTGCATGGCCGGGAACGAAACGGAAGGCCTGCGCTATGGTACCCTGCTGACTCCGGAAAAGTTCTACGAAGAATGGAAAAAAGACGGATTTAAAGAACATCCGGAGGAACGGGACCCGGTGGATGTGGAAATCGAACAGGTCTGTGACGGCATCTCCAACCGGCTACTGAAAGAACTGTATGCCATGTTCGAAAAACGGCGGCTGCTGGATTTGATGTTCAACTTTGTAGTGTTCGACAAAGGCATCAAGAAGGTCTGCCGGTACAACCAGTATTACGGGGTGAAGCGGGCCCAGCGCCGGCTGCTGAATCTGCGGAGCGCTATCCATGACGAAAAGCGGGACAAGAAGAAGCCCTTGGGCGGCATCATCTGGCATACCCAGGGTTCCGGCAAGACCTTGACCATGATCTGGCTGGCCAAGTGGATCCTCTCCCACTGGGGGGAAGAAAATCCCCGGGTGCTGATCGTCACGGACCGGGACGAACTGGATGAACAGATCGAAAAGACGTTCAACGGGGTGGATGAACACATCGTTCGTACGAAGAGCGGCAAGGACCTGGTGGACCGGCTGAACAGGTATGATGATTCCCTCATGTGCTCCCTGGTCCATAAATTCGGCAAGCGGGGCGGCGAAGCCACGGAAAAGGATTATGACAAGTACATCGAGGAACTGAAGAGTTCGCTTCCGCCGGATTTCCAGGCCAAAGGGAACATTGTGGTGCTGGTGGATGAATGTCACCGGACCCAGTCCGGCAAGCTGCATCTGGCCATGAACATCCTGATGCCCAATGCGGTCTTTATCGGGTTCACCGGGACCCCGCTGCTGAAAAAGGATAAACAGACCAGCATGGAAGTTTTCGGGACCTTCATCCACACCTATAAATACAACGAAGGGGTGGCCGATGGGGTGGTGCTGGATTTGCGCTACGAATACCGGGATATTCCCCAGGATCTGTCTTCCCAGGACCGGGTCGACCAGTGGTTCAATGTGAAGACCCGGGGCCTTTCGGAACGGGCCAAAGCAAGGCTGAAAGCCATGTGGGGGACCATGCAGAAGGTGTACAGTTCCCGGTCCCGGCTGGAAAAAGTGGCCTGGGACATCATCCAGGATTTCAACATGAAACCCCGTCTGATGGATGGGAACGGCAATGCCATGCTGGTGGCCGACTCCATTTCCACGGCCTGCAAGTACTACGAAATTTTCCAGCAGCTGGGCTTCAAGAAATGTGCCATCATTTCTTCCTATACGCCCAACCGGGGTGATCTGCGCACGGATACGGTCAGCGATGACGGAGATACGGATTCGTACCTGAAATACGAAACGTATTTGAAGATGCTGGGGCTGGATCCGAAAAATCTGCCCCAGAAGGCTTCCATCCTGTCAAAAGTGGAAGACTTTGAAAAGGAAGCCAAACGGAAATTCGTGGAAGAACCGGCCAACATGAAGCTGCTGATCGTGGTGGATAAGCTGCTGACCGGGTTCGATGCACCCCATTGTACGTATCTTTACATCGACAAAAAGATGCGGGATCACGGGCTGTTCCAGGCCATCTGCCGGGTCAACCGGCTGGACGATGCCAGCAAGGACTTTGGGTATATTGTGGACTACAAGCAGCTTTTCGGCCAGCTGCAGACGGCCATGAAGGATTATACGTCCGGAGCCTTTGACGGGTACGATGCGGACGATGTGAAGGGACTTGTGAAAGACCGGCGGGAGGAGGCCCTTCGTTATTTCAACGAAACCTACGATGCCATGGCGGACCTTTGCGAAGGGGTGGAGGAACCCCGGGAAGAAACCCAGTACCTGCACTATTTCTGTGGCGTATCGGGGCAATCGGAGAAATCGGATGAAATCTATGCCCGGCTGCGGGAAAAACTGTACCAGCTGGTAAGCCGGCTCTGCCGTGCCTATGAGGAAGCCAAACCCTATCTGGTGGATGAAGTTTCCAGCGGGAAACTGCCGGAAGAAAAAGTAAAGGAATATGACCGGAAAATCGGGTTCTACATCGAGCTGAAGAAAATCATCGGCTGGGGCAGTGGCGATTTCCTGGATTTGAAGGCATATGAAACGGATATGCGGCAGATGATCGATAACTATCTGACGGCGTCCGATGCCCAGAAAATCGGGGACTTCAAAGATTTGACCCTGCTGGATTTTGTGGAAAAAGAAGGGGAAACCCTGACCGGGGACGGAGATGAAAATCACAAGGAAGGGGCCGCCGAATCCATTGAAAACAACATCCGCCGGAAAGTGGTGGAACGGTCCACGGTGAACCCCAAATACTACGCCAGCATGTCGGCCATCCTGCACAAACTGATCCTGGAACGGGAACAGGGGGTCATCAATTATGCGGAACTACTGAAACGGTACATCCAGCTGGTAAAGGATATTGAAAAGCCGGAAGACACAGGGAAGTATCCGGACAGCATCTGCAAAAGCAAGGCCCTGATGGCCATTTACGACAATGTGGGCAAAGATGAAGCCCTGGCCCTGAAAATCCATCAGGCAGTACTGGACAATAAAATGGCGGATTTCCGGAGCAACCCGGTTGTGGTGAAACGGATCCAGAAAGCCCTGTTTGAAATCCTGGGCAATTATGACCAGGTGGTGCAGCTTTATAAAATCATCGAGAAGCAGGAGGAGTATTGATGCGCATTGTTGTTTCCGGTATCTCCATCGAGGTGCAGAAAAAAGACATCAAGAATCTGCACCTGCAGGTAAAGCCGCCGGATGGGCATGTGGTGATTTCGTCCCCTCTGGAGGTGGATGACGGGGCCATCGAGGCCTATGCCCGGACCCAGCTGGGGTTCATGAGAAGGGCCATTGCCCAATTCCGGCAGCAGCCCAGGGCCGCTCAAAGACAGTACGTTTCCGGCGAAACCCTGTATGTCTGGGGGCGACCCTATTACCTGGTGTTCACCCCGGACCATCGGAAGAACGGGTTCCAGCTCCGGGGTGGAAAGGTCATCCTTTCCATGAGCGAAAAAAGCACGGTGAAACAGCGGGACAACTATGTCCGGGAAGTGTACCGTGCCATGCTGAAGGAAGAAATCGCCAAACGGCTGCCCAAATGGGAGCAGCTGACCGGGCTCCATTGTGACGCGTGGCAGACCAAGTACATGGTGACAAAGTGGGGTACCTGCAATACCGAGAAAAAACGGCTCTGGTTCAATGTGCAGCTGGCCCAGAAGCCGCTGGAGTGCCTGGATTACATCATCCTGCACGAGCTGACCCATTTGGTGAGCCGCAAACACGACAAGGTGTTCATCGCCCATATGGACCGGTTCATGCCCGACTGGCGGGAAAGACGGAAAGAGTTGAATGATACCCGGCTGGATTATTATGTGCCGCAGGGGGAATAAAGAAGCAGTCGGGTTCATCTGGTGAAGGGAAAGGGAAGAGAATCACTGTGAGGAAAGTACTTCGTGTTGTCTTATTAGCTGTTCTTTCACTGGGGATTGGAACAACAATCCATTCCCCGATTGTTTATGGTGAAGAGATCATCAGTCAGGCATCAAAAACTAAATCGATATTGCGTTATCTCCAGGGAGATTGGTACGACCGGAATGGTAAACTGGTTGCCAGAATTAAGGATAATTCTATAAATGGGGATAAAATAAAAAAAGGCCTTAAACCTGAATTTCATGGTTGTTTTGGGTCAGGTATTTTCTTAGTCATTAAGGATACCGGGATCCAACGCATAGCTTTTTCCTATCATATTGAAAAGAATGAAAAAGACTGTTTGGTATTAAACAATAGCGTTGTCCTTCATCGTGTACCCAAACCCGATTATTATGAGTCTATTGCAGGAATTCACCTGAATATGACACCAAAGGAGGTCAAAGCAGTCTTAGGTGAACCAACAGCTAAAGGGGATTTATCGGCTTATTTCCCCAAATGGACAGGCTGGTATTATGCTGACCAGGGAATTATTATAGATTTTAATGTGGATGCGGTTGACAGAATCTATTTGCTTGAAGGCAGCAAAGCCCATTTCGATCGTTCTGGATTGACCTATAATAGCTCCAGTAAAGCATTTGAGAAAGCATATAGACACTTTGGCAGTAAAAGGTATCCTTTTGACAGAACAAAAGTCGATTTGGTCGGACGGCGTTTAGAAAAAGGAGAGGTTCTTTATTTTCGCGAATGGGGATATCCAAAGTTTATAGTTCTTGATACTCATGATGCGTAAAAAACAGGAGGAACATTCGCGTATACGCATCCCCCCTGGAGCCGGGAGGGCCGACGGCACTTCCCTACGCTGCATAGGGAAGATTTGTGTCCCCCTGAAAGGGGGAAAGGACCCGCTTGCGGGTAGGGGGTCTCACACCCGATGTATGTTTTATGTCCGGTGCTGGACCCCTCCACCAGCCATTCGGCTGGTTCCCCTCCCCTTTCAGGGGAGGACTTCTTGTTGTCGTGTGTGTATTGGTCGGCAATCACCGGACTGTAGACTGATCATCGAATGCATGACGGCTTGCGGCCAGCCTCTGCACTCTTCCCTCTTCACTCTTCACTGGGAATGTTCCGTCCAGTCTGACATCTCTTTACTTTGCTTTCCTGCCTCCCTATGGTATAATGTACAAAAAGGTGTTGTCCGGCAACGGTCAGCCCCAAAAGATTCAGTGGAGATTAACCGCAGACCTTGGGGAAGGGGCGGTTAATCTTTTTTTATGAGGATCAGGAGAATGATCAGCAACAAGAGTGTTACGTTGAATTCATCCATGGGCCTCACCCCATTCCCGGGGCAAGATTTGACCGCCTGCCGTGCAGACAACACCTTTGGGCAGTATAAACATAGAGACCCGCGTAAAGCCCTCTTGGCAACCTGGGTTCGGACGCCCCTGATGGGTCGTCCCTACAGATGAAATGCGAAGTTACGGAGTTGGGAACGGAAGTCCGGTTGATAGCCAACCCCAGCAGGCCCAGCCCACGGGCCGGCCCCTTCTCCGAAACGTAAAAAAATCCGATTTGGCTGTCAGCGCAGCTGGCCTGCGCAGCAGGAGGCGGAGCTGATGGAACGGCCAAATCGGATTTCCCGTTTTGGAAAGGGGTTGCGCCCGGGGGAAGGGGCCGGCGGCGACAAGCAACGCTTTCATACGATGTGCATCCGGGCAAATGCCGTCAGGCATTTGGCAACCATACGGCGAACAGGGCCTGAGCGGGCCGACCAGAGGGCGGCCCCTACAGCGGTGGGCAATCAGCGGACTGTAGACTGATCATCGAATGCATGACGGCTTGCGGTCAGTCTCTTTACTTTGTTTTCCCTCATCCATATAAAAACAAGCAGCCCAGCAACCTCCACCAATATAGGGCGGAGGGCCGGACTGCTTATTTATTATTATATTTCAAAAAATAATGAAATGCCAGAAGCCTTTACCCAGCAACTGCCACCTGCAGTTTTAAATCCAAAGCCTGCAGGAGCTTGATCAGAGTATCCAGCTTGGGCGTTGTTTTCAGGGTTTCAATCCGGGCAATGGAAGATTGGGGGATTCCGCAGCGTTCTGCCAGAGAACGCTGACTGATACCCAATTCCTGGCGCCGTTTGATAATGGAAGAAACGATTGTTGTCATTTCTTCAATTTCTTCCATGTTACGGCGTTCTTCATCATTGATTGCCTTCACATGATTTTTATATTCTTCCCAGGTTTTCATGGTTGTTCTCCTTGTTGGCTCCTGCTGGTATCTGTAATTATGATAGCATAAAAGCTATCAACAAGCAAATAAGTCTGATAGAAAACACCTTTGGGCAGTATACCATACGGATATGATAAAAGCAAATAATTGACAGAAAATAAAGAATAGATCTAAAATGAATGGAGAAAAGAGGTTGTGCCCGGGGGAAGGGGCCTGCGGCGACAAGCAACGTTCTTAGTACGAGGCATACCTGGCAAATGCCACCAGGCATTTGGCAACCCTATGGATAACCGGGCCTGAGCGGGCCGACCAGAGGGCGGCCCCTACATTGGTGGGCAATTACCGGACTGTGGAATGATCATCGAATGCATGACGGCTTGCGGCCAGCCTCTGCACTTTTCACTCTTCGCTCTGCACTGGAAATGTTCCGTCCAGTCTGCCGTCTCTTTACTTTGCTTTCCTGCCTCCCTATGCTATAATAAATAAAAAGGTGTTGTCCGGCAACGGTCAGCCCCAAATGTTTTTAGGTTAGATTAACCGCGAACCTTGGGAGAGGGGCGGTTAATCTTTTTTTATGAGGATCAGGAGAATGATCAGCAACAAGAGTGTTACGTTGAATTCATCCATGGGCCTCACCCCATTCCCGGGGCAAGATTTGACCGCCTGCCGTGCAGACAACACCTTTGGGCAGTATACCATACAGATATGACAAAAGTAAACAGTTGACAGAAAATAAAGAATAGCACTAAAACGACCGGAGGAAAGGGAGGGCCCTCTTTTATTCTTCTTCCGGGTACCGCATGCCCCATTCTTTCCGGGCCCGGGTCATGAGGTGCATCACGTCCTGGGTGTAGTCCATGTGGGTAATGGCGTTCAGGGCTTCCGGGGTGGCTCCCTGGCGCAGCAGCGTCACGGCTTTTTCCATGTCCTGCACCTCGTAGGCCAGGGCGTCGGCAGCTTTGCCTGCACGGAGCACTTCCCTGTGCCCGTCTTCCGTCCAGGTGATCACGGCCTCGTCACCCCGGGGATATTCGAATACCTCGATGTAGGCCTTGTCGCAGGAAATGGTGCCCCGCTTGGGCTGCTTGGAGTGGAGGGACAGCATGACTGTTGCCATCTGCTCCTCTTTGTTTTTCAGCAGCAGACTGGCCTGCTCGTCCACGCCGGTGGGGGCAAAGCGCACCTGGGTCAGCAGCTGGTCCGGGGCGGAGGCGAGGAACCAGCGCACGAACGACAGGGCATAGACACCGATGTCCAGCATGGCACCCCCGGCAAGATTGCGGTTGAAGAATCGGTTCTGCATGTTCCACTCCTTATAGGAGCCGAAATTCATGGTGATCAGGTTCAGGCGGCCCAGTTTGCCGCTTTCCAGAAGGTCCTTCAATTTTTGGTAGATGGGCATGTGGTACAGGGTCATGGCTTCCATCAGGACCGCGTGGTGCTGCCGGGCCAGGGCACAGGCCTCGTCCAGCTCAGTGCTGTTCAGGGTGATGGATTTTTCACACAGCACGTGCTTGCCGGCCTGGAGGGCCTTGCGCAAAAGACCCAGGTGGGTGTTGTGGGGCGTGGAAATGTAGATGATGTCCACGCTGGGATCCGTGAACATGTCCTCCGGGTTGTCGTAGACTTTGCCGATGCCGTATTGTTCGGTGAAGGTCACGGCCTTTTCGTGGGTGCGGTTGCCCACGCTGTAAAGGGAGCCGCCCAGGGTTTGCATTGCCTCGGCCAGCTGGTGGCCGATGACGCCCACGCCGTAGGTGGCCCAGTTGTATTGTATGGTCATAGGGGTACGTCCTTTCCTGTTTTTGTATTATTGTACTATGGAAAAGCGATGACAGGCAAATAACAGACCGCGATGGCGGGCGGGTCACCGACCCGCCCCTACGGCAATGACCCTCCGGGAGGCCAGGAACGGGCTTACCGGGCGACACGGCTGCGCCGGTCTTGGTAAGCCCCTACGGATTCATAACGTATGATCGACTGGTTGGCGGACAATCGATGGCAGATCGAACATCTAACCACTAACCACCAGCCACTAATCACTACCTACTCCCTTGCGCCTTTCTCCTACAAACGATATAATTACAAGATATACATATTGTTCACAATTTCCCCATGCAAAGGAGTATATACCCATGTCCCGTGCTGCGTTTCCGGAGTCCCATCCCGACTCCTTTATCCACCATCACCTGAACTATTTCCTGCCCACGGTGTACACCATCACTGACTGGCTAATGATCCTGCTGGCAGAGGTGCTATCGTACCATCTGCGCTGTGCCATTACCGGCAACACCCACCTGCACATTGCCTGGCTGAATGCCTGGGTGGCGTTTCCGCTGCTGTTCATCCTGTTCTTCCGGCAGGCGGGCATCTACACGAAGCGGATGGGGTACTGGAAGCTGATGGAATGTATCTGCCGGGGCTGCACCTATGCCACCGGCGCCATCGTGGTGTTCGTGTACATGTCCCACATCGCCACCAGCACGTCCCGGCTGTTCATCGGTTTTCTGTGGATCTTCGCGTTCCTGCTGGTGACCCTGTCCCGGTATTTCATCGCCCATCTGCTGAACTGGGCCGGGGTGGGGAGTATCCCCCTGCTGCTGGTGGGGGCCGGCAAGACGGCCCGGCTGATCCTGCAGGGCATCCGGGACGACGTGGGGCTGAATTACAATGTCATCGGCTACGTGGATGATGCGGGGCCCCAGCCGGAAAACGTGGGGGACCTGCCCTACCTGGGCACCTTCGACCAGGTGACGGACGTGATCCACCGCACCGGGGTGCAGGACGTATGCATCGCGGCTCCGGGCCTGACCCCGGATAACCTGAACCGGCTCATGCACATCATCCAGCCCCATGTGCGGAACCTGGGGTTCGTACCCGACCTGATCGGGCTGCCGGTGAACGGGGTGGAAGTGGATTCCCTGTTCAACGAACGGCTCATGCTCATGAGTTTGAAGAACAACCTGGCCCGGCCTTATAACCGGGTGATCAAGCGGCTGTTCGACCTGGTGCTGACCCTGATCGGGGTGGTGCTGCTGAGCCCGGTGTTCCTGGTGCTGGCCATCCTCATCAAACTGGATTCCCGGGGCCCGGTGATCTTCGCCCACCAGCGTATCGGCAAGGACGGCAAGCTGTTCCCCTGCCTGAAGTTCCGGACCATGTGCGTGGATGCGGACCAGAAATTGAAGGAATACCTGGCGGCCAACCCGGAGGCCCGGAAGGAATGGGAAGCGGAATTCAAGCTGAAGGATGACCCCCGGGTGACCCGGGTGGGGAAGGTGCTGCGGCGGACCAGCCTGGACGAACTGCCCCAGCTGTTCAACGTGCTCAGCGGCCAGATGAGTCTGGTGGGGCCCCGTCCCATCGTGACGGCGGAAATCCCCAAATACGGGCCCTACATCAAGGATTTCTACATGGTGCGCCCGGGCATCACGGGCATGTGGCAGGTGAACGGCCGCAGCGACACTACCTACGACGAACGGGTGCAGATGGATTCCTGGTACGTGCGCAACTGGGGCGTGTGGCTGGACATCATGCTGCTGTGGCGGACGTTCGGCGTGGTGCTGAGCCACAAGGGGGCCTACTGAGGCTCCTTGACAAGGCCGCCGGCCGTGGGATATACTTAACCTGTTGACACTGTGGAGGAATGGCCGAGTGGTTTAAGGCACCAGTCTTGAAAACTGGCGATCCCGCAAGGGGCCGGGGGTTCGAATCCCTCTTCCTCCGCCATATCAGAATACAAAGAGCTGTCGCGCTGCGATGGCTCTTTTTTTGTGTCCCCCTGAAAGGGGGAAAGGACCCGCTTGGCGGGTAGGGGGTCTCACATCAGATGTAAGACCTATCCACCGTCCATTCGGACGGTTCCCCTTCCCTTTCCCACAGGACTAGGCTGCTCCTATTCGTCGCAACCGTCGCAGGGAAGGACAGAATAATTTTTGTAAAACGTTGTAAATACAACAGAACTCCATGCCAACTTGTGCTATAGTTCTACTCAATGAAGAAGAAACGTTCAAGCCAGCAAGGCTGGCTTCCTCAGGCTGCAGACTAGTGACTAGTGACTGTCAGCTGCTTACAAGCAGAAAGGAAGATTGACAATGGCAATTTATACGTTGGGTATCGATGTGGGTTCTACGGCCTCCAAATGTGTAATCCTGAAGGATGGCAAGGAAATCGTGGCCAAATCCCTGGTGCCGGTGGGCACGGGGACCACGGGTCCGGCCCGGTCCATTGAGGAAGTGCTGAAGAACGCCGGCATGAAGCGGGAAGACATGGACTTTACCCTGGCTACGGGCTACGGCCGGAACTCCCTGGAGGGCATCGCCGACAAACAGATGAGCGAACTGAGCTGCCACGCCATGGGCGCCAGCTTCATCTGGCCCAACGTGCACACGGTCATCGACATCGGCGGGCAGGATGTGAAGGTCATCCACGTGGAAAACGGCACCATGACGAACTTCCAGATGAACGACAAATGCGCTGCCGGCACCGGCCGGTTCCTGGACGTAATGGCCGGGATCCTGGAAGTGAAGGTGGGGGACCTGGCGGCCCTGGGTGCCAAGGCCAGGGAAAAGATCTCCATCAGCTCCACCTGCACCGTGTTCGCGGAAAGTGAAGTCATCAGCCAGCTGTCCAAGGGTGCCACGAAGGAAGACATCATCGACGGCGTACACCGCTCTGTGGCCAGCCGTGTGGTGGGCCTGGCCCAGCGGGTGGGCGTAAAGGGCGACGTGGTCATGACCGGCGGCGTGGCCCAGAACTACGGCGTGCGGCAGGCCCTGGAACAGGGCCTGGGCGTGGAAATCCAGACCAGTCCCCTGGCCCAGTACAACGGTGCCCTGGGTGCCGCCTTGTACGCCTATAAACAAGCTTTGAAAAAAGTTGCATAAAAAATGGGGCTGTGAAATAATAGCTCCTCATGAAAACGAGAAAGGACTTTCGATTCTTGCGAATCGAAAGTCCTTTTTCGTGTTAGAATTTAACTGTCATGAAAAACCTAACTGTGTATTATCGTACTCCTAAACAGGGAATTTTACCAGCATTTT